TTCAGGATATTACCCTTGTGAATGATAACCAACTTGGTCTCACTACCTGTCAAAGGTATGGCTGCATACTCATCATCTTTACCTACAGTGAACCCTAGTTCCCGAACTTTGGCATCTAGGATATCACTTCTGTGTTCAGTTAGTTTCATCTGTTTTTATGTTCATAGGGAATCCATAGGGTAATCCTGACAACTTTATTGATGCCTGATCAGCCTTCCTGATAATATTTCTTGCTTCTTCTCTTGTGTTACACAATGACGCCTGTAATAAACTATTAGTCAGTTCTCTTTTAATGTCCATAATTACTTCCGCACTACACTATCTAACAACTCACCCTTCTCAAACACGGCATCAACAACATTTTGAAGAGCTCTTTCTGTGGCAATACCCACTCGGCTGTAAATCGGTACGACGCATAGACCGAAGGCCTTATCAGGACAGGTACGAAGAACACGACCGATCGACTGAGTTAATTCAATGGTGTCCATATTACGAAGGAAGATAACACAATCCAGACGGTTGACAGAGATACCCTCTGACAGAATAGAACGGTGAAGAACAACGAACTTTTTATCAGGATCTTTACCCCAGGTGTTTAGGACGTTGAAGAACTCCTCACGATTGACCTTCTTACCATCAACAACTGCACCAGTTTTTGCGGTAATATAAAGGTAAGAATAACCACGATCAGACAACTGAGTAGTGAAATCGGTATGAGTGATGACATTTACCAGTTGTTTGGAAGTCTTCACACAGACCAGAAGTTTCTTCATCTGAACTTCATCAACAGTGGAGATGAGATGTTCACAATCAGTGTCACAGGTAATCAGTTTGGTATTGTTATGAACGTCAAATTCTTTCACATGAATTTTAGGTGGAGCAATGTATCCACCTTGAACAAGTTCAGGTGCAGAAACACGACAAATAATGTCACCATAAACCTCACGATCATTCATACCAGGCTTATTGATAGTGACAGAAGTCTTACGGGTTGCAGTAAAGAAGTATGAACGATCTGCTTCGTTAGAGAAGAACTCTGTAGGAGGGAAGAAGTGGCGTTGAACACTGTTGTGTGCCTCATCAAAGTAAATGGTATTGACTTCAATGTCTGCCTCTTGTACGCGATGTAGAGAGTGATATGTGGTGAAAATAAGGACACTCTCACCTTCACTACGTGCTACGTTGGTGAATAGGTGAATATCTTTTGGTCTGGTGGAACTAAAGTGAGTAGTTTCACCACTGTGAACATGAATAGTGTGAACAGTAGAAGTATCAATAACCTCAAGAAACTCACTACAGAGTTGTTCTGCAAGAAGAATACGAGGACAGACAACAACAATGGTAGAAGGTTTAGTCTCTAGTTGTCTCTTTGCATCCATGATTGCAATCAGAGTCTTACCGCCTCCAGTCGGGACAATGCATTGTCCTTTGGAGTATTTTTCAAGTGCGTCAAGTCCACGTTGCTGGTGAGGCCGAAGAGTAATCATTTCAGGTGTGGTGGTGGTCATACTAAAGGGACACTTTAGAGGTTACTAACAATAATACCCCCTGACTTGGTGAAAGTCAAGAGGTAATAGACAGTTTATCAATCGTCTGATTCTTGCTCCTGTGGCTTATCCTTACCAATGTTAGAAGGGCCTACCCAGACACGACCTTCCTCACGCCATTGTGCAATTTGTGCGTGACGTTGATCGATAAGGGTGGCATAACGTTGACGTTGGTCGTTAGTCCATTTGTAATCCTGTTTACGAACTTGGTCACGAATTTCTGAGAGTTGGGTTACGATTGGAGTCGTCATGATGATTGATTGGTTACACTACAGGGACACTTTAGAGGTTACTAACAATAATTGGTTAGTAATTCAGTATTGTTAGTCATCACCTCTTCTGTTCTTGACATATTCTAACTGATTCCAGAAACAAGGATGACATACTACCAAAGTGTGAATCTTCTTATGTTTCTCTTCTCTTGTATATTCACAGTTGGGTTTATCCTTTACACCAGTCTCAATAGTAATATATTCCTTATCAACAAAATATACCCATCCTTTATCAATCTGTCCAGTAGTACGTCTCCAGATGACGTAATCATCAACCTGTGGGATATATGGGTAGGCCATACGATCTTTACGGGTTTCCATCAGAAAAATGCCGCCTCTAGAGGATTGAGGTGAAGTCTCATTGAAGTGAATGGGCGTGTTTCATCAATATCTATTTCCTTACCAACTTTTTTAGAGTTGATTGGTGAATAGTATTTGTGACCTTTCTTTGTGAACCGCACGAACCCCCAGATAGTCTTAACAGGTTCTGATGTGTAGATATATTCTTTGTGATGATTTAACCAAATTGATAAGACATTGGTTTTGAATTCACTAACTGAATATGAATAACCTGTTGGGGCTTCATGAATAAAATCATTGGGGAGTTCAAGTTCAATCATTTAGTTAGTCACTTTTTTGAATGTTGTCTTGGAGTTTGAAAATTAGACCTTTAAGATTTTCAATCTCTTTGTTCTTCTCTTTGATATTGTCTTCAAGATGTTTTATCGTACGTTGAAGATCAATCAGAAGAGACTCTGTTGAATAGTTTGACATATGAGTTTAAGTAAGGAATGAGGTAACAATTCCTGGTTCTGCCTCGGATGTAATAGTATATTTATATGCCTTACTAATATTTTCTCTCAAAACACCATAATACTCAAAATAATTACTGTCATCTTCAGATGTAATCAAATCAAAACACTCATCTTCATCATCGGCAATAACATTCCAAACTCCACCATACTCTGATTGTGGGAATGGGACAAAGTGGTCAACAATAAACAGGGTCTTCATTGGTTTGGTTTGATTACTCTTCAATGTTAGTGGAATTAGTCTGATTAGTCAAGAGACCTTGTTGTCTCTGTAGCTCATACTTGAGTGGAATGAGATGTGAATAAAGAAAGGTTTTCCATTCATTATCCTCAAGAAGAATAGTTAGATTGTCAATTTGTGACAATGCACTGGTGATCTTTTGGGTTTCAGTCATGCGAACTCCGCCATGTAGTATTCAAATGAGACACCATATTCTTTGGCCTTATCGGCACATTCCTCCAAGAACCGTTCAAGTTCTACCGGTTCCATTTGTTGAAGTTGTTCATCACTCATTGAAATCTACCCTGTGCGAAATTGGCGTAGCTGAACTGTTCACGGTCTACGAGTTTAATCATACCATACTCTGTGGACATGACAAATCCTTCTTGATTGACCTTTAGTCCACCAATGTAAGACTTAGGGCAGTTGTAGACAATCATGTCTTCCATAAGTTCTTCCTTCATCTCAACAACTAATAGGTAAAGATTGGCAAGTTGAAGTGAACCAAGGATGTCAATCAGGTCAACCTCATGGAGTTTCTGTCCAGACCTGATAAGAGCATTGATGGCAACCTTTGCCTGACAAGCCTCTTTCTCTGTGAGGAATGTGTATTTGTCAGTATCAATGACTGGAGCGGTAATGTTACAGTTTACACGGTCAACAAAGGGTTGAACAAACTTACAGTCATTAGTCTCACAAAGGTCACCCTCCAGTGCATGAGCCTCCATCTCATAGAGAGGACAATCACCAGTGTAATATGTGTGAGGAGCAATGATGATATTTTCAGTTACAATCTCATCAAAAACATATTCGATAGTGTTAGGTTTGTATGATGTATTACCTCCTGTCCCCAGAAAATCTCCTTGGTAGACACCTTCAGTCCGAGGAAGATACTTCAAACAATTGATAAGAATAGTTTCAACATTTGGTTGATGACCAAAGTGTTGGATGACATCTTTCTTGGTATAACAGACCTTGATTTTCTTCTTGTTAAAGGCACTTTTTGTCGAAACGAAAAACTCACCATTCTCAGGGTGAGTGCCCCAAACCACAGCCGGGCTTCCATCTATTTTTACGCTGACGAATGCATCACCATAAAGTGCATTAATGACACCCAAGTCACCAGTGAGGATCATATCTTCTGGGTGGTTCAAATGCGTGTTGAGAGTCATAATGTGGTGTGGATTCACTACTGGGACACTTTGGAGGTTACTAACAATAATACAATAAAAAAGAGGGTCTTTCAACCCTCCTTGTGGCACTTATTTAATTGGTTCAGTCTTCATAGACCAAACATTCTGGTTCAGAAGGATTCGCATCACAATACATTTCTAGTGGAGTGGGATCATGATGATCTTCTGGATTGTGTTCATGATACTCTTCAAGATCATGAAGTTCAGACTCAATGTGACGACGTTGTTGAGGTGAGATAGTGGGATCATCAAGGATATTTTTATCCTTATTAATATGATCCTCGATAGTTTTTTCCATATGGGTTGTCAGTTTTCTTATTATTTATTTTCGTTAGAGATATTTTTGAGTCGTTCTACTAGACTATCAGCATAAGCTTCCATTCTTTCAGGGTGAATTGCCCTGATTCCTGTCTCTTTTACAGCAATTTCAATACTATCAAGTTCATTTTGAGTTAGTTTTGAATTTTTGTTTTGAAGAGTCATGGGAGTATGTGTTGAAACACCAATAGTTTAGACCAGAAAACCTGGAAACTTTCCCTTCTTTAGATTGTTTTCAGGTTGTTTTGATATTTATTCATCTCCATCAAAGAAGGAACCAAATAGACCATTATCACCTTTTTTACGGGTCTCCAACATGTCAAGAACTTTCTCTGATTGTTTTACACTTTCAATCTTATGAATGAGATTTGCAATCTCTTTACAGATGAATGGTTTTTCACTACGAGCAGCAAATGCAAGGGCATTCCTTAGACTTGATGTTGCATCATCCAAACTTTCATTTACACTGTCACTCAATGCCATTTGTATCTCCTTTAATTTTAGGTGTAAGAGGTTCAATTTCCTCCACTTCATTCCACACTTCTTCTAGTGTGGGTACTGTAATACTATTATACCAAAAATCTTCCCAATCTTTTTCAGCTGCCTCTGAAATGTTAGGTTGTTGTTCTACCCATCTTTTAAGTGAGAAGAATCTTTCTTTCCAATAATTGTCACTCATCATCTACTCGAAATAAAACTGAATTAAAGCATCCCTGAAGACCTTTCAACTCTATTCTAGTGTGTTGTGATTTAACTTCCACATTTGTGACAGTATATGTTACACCTTCATTTAAATGATGTGCAGGGTCACAACCTCCCCAATTTCTTTGTTCTTTTGTTCCACCAACAAAAATAACTTTATCTCCAGTACGAATCTCACCTTCTTTTCTTGGAGGTTCAATTTCTATTAAACCAATGGCTTGTACAGTTTCTTGTTGTTTTAGATAAAGTTTAACATAACATTTTAACATCTCTTTGAGAGTATTGATATCATTAACTGTATCAATTTCTCTAGAGAGTTTCTCAAATTCAAAATTCTTTGAAACTTTTGTTAATTGTATGTCAGATGACTTCATCTTCTTCCTCTTTCTTTTTGTTGAAACCAAAAGGACCGGACTTGTCCTCTTCCAATTTCAACTTGAGTGCTACACCACCAACAGCTTCCATAACTTTTAGAATATCTTCTGGTTTAGAACCTTCACCAAGTTCTTTTGCCACATAAAAATATTTTGGCCAGAAAGTTTCTCCTGCCTTTTGGTAGTCTTCAAGTGTAAGTAGTTTCATTCAAGTTTTTCCTCAATGTAATAATTATACAACTTTAATCAATAACTGTAAACTGTTACAGTTTGACTCCCATAGTGGCACCAGCAACAACTCTTGAGTGTTGGTCAAGTGTTCCATCCTGTTCATACATGAGATGAGCTCTTGTCATACTAGTCACATCACTCTTATGTAATCCTGTCATCATCTGTCTACCTTGTTTGGTCATTGATGAATACAAACCATATTTGGTCTTCCAGATATAAAATACATCATCAATCAATTCTGCACCCTCAGGTACAACAACTTCTTTAGTTTCTGTACTAATCATAATAACCCTCACTTGATAAGAATTGGAGAGTTTCTTTCATACTCCCAATATGTTCATTTCCAATTGCAACTTGTGGAAATGTTGCTTCATCACCAAATTCATCAGAAAAAGATTTCTCTGTGAAATGTTCACCTAATCTGTATTGTAAAAATTCAGACACCTCTGGAAGTGCAGTGAGAAGAGAGCTCATTCTCTCACATTCTTGACTTCCATTTGTATAAATGACTGCAGTTTTAGACATATTAGGTATTTTGTAGTTTTTGTAGCTGAACTAAGATTTCACTCAGTTCTTTATACTTTGGTTTGTTCATGTGTTGAAGAGATTTGTCCTGTTCTTTCTTGACACATAGAATGACTTCTTGCCATTGTTCTTTAGACATAGTTAATCAGGATTTTGTTCGTAGTATTTAACTAATCTTTCTACCTGTTTTTTATCTGCTCCACAGGGAGCATTTCTTAAACACATCAAGATTAATTCTGTATCGGTGATAGTAGGTTTAATTGTAAACCCCCACTTATCATATTCGACACCAGAGGGAGCTTCTACGTTAGAAATTGTAAAAAGATCAGTCATCATTAAAAAAATTAGCTAGGGCAACAAATGCAGAATGGAATGCGACATATAAGAAAAATTTACCTTCATCGTCTCTTTTCTTTCTTCTGTTTGATGTAGTCATTGATATAATAACAGTTGTCTTATTTAACAATTCTCATTAAATTTTAATTTAGATATATTAAAACTAATCCCTCTGGCGCCAATCAGAAATATCATCCCTCTTAAACCAATCTTTAATGTCATCAGCACTATCAAATCCTGTCCTATGATTAGATGGGTCGGGATCTCCTAGTCCCATACGGTTCATAAAGTCGTCCATACTACCTTCTTCAATGTTTTGAGAGTGTTGGCGTCTTGCCATCTTTAACATCTCATTGGCTGATGTATTTGCCTTAGCAAGTTTCTGTGCCCAGACCATATCATCCAGTTTGACTTCTTCACCATTGGCAATACATTTACAAATAAATTCAAGTTTTAATCGATACTGTGTTGACAACATGAACAATCTTTCCTGGTTATGTCTATTTAACCCTCAAACTCTTCTTTTCTTCTATTTGATAGGTATTCCAAAATATCCTGTCTCCATTCCATTAGTTCATTATAACATCCTTGATTGTGAGCACATTTCCGAAGTTGTGAGTCTGGTTTAATTACTGATTCAACGAAAAGACCAAGTGCATCTTTTCTTTTGTCATGTTTTTCAGAAGAGTTCATTCTACTTTTAGTAATTGTGTTTATTTAATGATTGTCCAGTTTGGGTCATTGAACTTACTCATCCAAAAGAAATACCTTCCAGTGATTGATTCAAGAAACATTCGACCATCATCTTCTTGTTGAACTTTACAAGAGTGAAGACCATCCATCATGTTTGCAAATCGGTTCCTTGCTTTATTGGACTTAGGTTGAACTGTAACAAATTTTGTCTTCATAGTTACTTAAAGTTAAATTCCTTATCAACCCGGACAAGCCTATCCTACTGGAGTTTGTTCAACTTGTCAAGGTTTATCTTTTCACTGAGATATGCACAGGTCTCACACCTGGAAATATTCAGAACATGTTGCATGAGGTGATAATACTCATGAAGAAGAGTTCTGGTATATTCATTACCCTCAAGAGTCTCCTCTATTTGAATAATAAACTCATAATCACTCTCCCTCATACACCATCCATCCACACCCTCAT